TGTCCTCAGACGAGCAGGAAGAAGTTCATATGCCCAGAACAGGTAATTACTATTAATGGGGAAACAATATGACTGACGAAGAGTATGAGAAGTTTATTGAAGATTTTAATAAAACCATGCTTAGCGGTGGTGACTTAGAAGCTAAAACCACCGACCTTGGCAATGGTGTGGCGGCAACGGTTTATCAGCGTAAGGATGCCGATCCAAAGTTAAGAGTAAAAAGGAAACACTAGCCAATGCATGAAGCTCCAGAAACCTACAAGCATGACGACTTACTAGACGTTAACGAAATACCTCATAACTATAAAGACTTAAAGGGTACGCTAACTGTATCCGAGAAAAGCAGGATACGGATGCGCCATATACTGCCTTATGGTATAGAAATCCATGATGGCAAAGAATATTTAAAAAACCGCAATCATGAAATCATGGCATCAAGAAAAGCTGTCTCTAAAGAATCAGGTTGTTTTTTTGATGATGGTTGCGCTCCGTGGCGAAATTTAAGTACAAATTCGGACTCACGCCTGCGCTGCGAGGCTGTATTGACGGCTTGGGTATTAGACAAACCGCTAGACTCTTATTTAAACCCCTAACCCATTGAGGTGAGCTATGCCCAGTAAATTTAATAGTACTGGAAGAAGGCCCGGCAAGGCAGTTAAGAAGCCTTATAGACAGGGCGGAGTCGCACGTTATCAACTTGGGGGCGGTATAGCCGACCCCAGACTGGAACCACGGATAGACCCAAGAATAGCTCCAAGAATGGACCCAAGATTAATGCAGCAGCAAGTAGCGAGAGCGCCCACTGTAACTGCGCGTCAGAATAGACTTGGATCAAATTCTGCGTTTGCAGGCAGGCAGGGACAGCAGCTAATGCCGGGGCCGGGAGTGATGGACGCTAGACAAACGACTCTCTCTCCGTTGTTACAACAGCAATTACAGCAGAGGCTAGCGGCACAGCAAGCTACAGGCCCAACTGGCCCAACTGTTGCCATGCCACGACCCGGTGAGCCTCCACGGACTCTGCGCCCTGCGCCTCGCTATGTCCCTGATCAAACAGGAACTCCATTACCACAGCAATGGATGGCAGGACCAGCTACGATGCCCTCAGAGCAAATGCCACAGCAACAAATGAATTCCCCGCAAGCGTTGACTGGAATGTTAACGCCAAGCCAGATACCGACTAGACAACGGGGGTTTTCTCCTTTTCAATTTCCTCATCAACAAGCACCAGTAAGCCCACAACAAATGCCACAACCACCAGCCTTTGGAGGAGCAGCGCCTCAGCGGCAATCTGCTCCAAACCCTTGGTTTCCTTCTACTCAAAGACCCGGTTTTTTAGAAGCACCCTTGGTCCCTTTTAGAAGAGGTGGTTATGTTAACCTTAAAACAGGCGGAAGAGTTCCCCGCAAGAAAGGAGTTAAACTAATATGAACAGAAGACGAAACCTTCGTGACGAAGAAGCCAGAGTTATTGGTGTCCAAG